CTTTGGGCTCCCGTTTTTTCGTCATCTTTAAATCCGTTTTTAGATGACGCTCGGGGGCGTTCGGGGATGGGGCTCGGGCTGCTGCGATCAGCGGCACTGGCTCTCAGTACATTCAACGTCCCGCAGCGGGGGCATTTGATTTCTAGCCTGGTGTAGGTGCCTGCGCCCAGTTTGCGGGCGCAGGAGCCACACCGAATCTCTTCTAATTTCTCATGCATGTCGGCATCTTCCATAATGCCTGCACCTGTACAGGTGGCAGGGTCTTTGGTCAATGCCGTGCTGGCTCACGGCGGAGGTGGGGGCTGGAGGTGTTGACGCACCGCTGGCTCTCGCCCTGTTTTATGGGTGGTTTTAAGGCACCCCTTGAAAATCTTTTGCGTACTGCGTACGCTTCAACTCAGACTGGTAAGCCTTGTGGCAGTGGTCTTTTTCGAGTGGTAAAAACATCAAATCGATGGCGGGGCGCAGGCACCCCCAAAAGCGACCCTGCTGCTCCATACGCCACGCCGCACTGCTCATAGTCTCGTCGGGCTCACCCATAAAGACTGCTACATTGACCAACTGATCAAGCGCTATCAGCACCTTAAGAAGCCAGCACTTCATGCTGGCCACACTGCGGTTGGTAAATCGGCCTCAATGTCCGCAATACTTGTCGGCATGGGGCGCTGGCCAGTCTGTACCTGCGTGATGATGTCGTATGCCGATGTCCAAGTGGCATCGCGCAAATTGACACAAAGCTGCCCCTCGGCTTTGAACTTGGGAACCGTGCTGTTGGCGTAAGTACAGGCGGACAAAATGTTGTCGTAGTTACGGCTGCGCGCAAAGTCGTCTAGGCGCTGCTGAATCAGCGCTGCAAAATTTTGTTGCAACTGCTCCGGCGTTAGCGGCGCAGGCTCTGGCGGGGGTGGCGGCTGCGGAATGTCTTGGTAGACCCACGCCCCGTCCACAAAGTGCCGTGTTTTTCCATCGGCAACAGCCGGTGGCTCCAGCTCGGTGGCATGGGCTGGCACAAGCCATTTACCGGGCTCCAAGGGGCTAGGGTCTGCAACGCCTGCGGCAATCAGTTGCTGGGTTTCTGGGTGGTAGTGATAGATATTCATGGTGGTGCGTCCTTAGAATTTGATGCAGGCCAGCAGGGCGATATTGCGCGGACGCGTTTCTGTGCCGGCTCTTGGTGTGCCGTTAGTGTCATCTGAGATGAGAGAGGCGTTCGTGTTTACGGTAACGTTCACGTTCGGGAAATCCCCGTGGGAAAAGTCATTAGCCCCCCCACCAGTGACGTTTGCAGCCGAGCCTGTGATGCTGTGCTTGTGGCCTTGTACTTGGTCAAGTTGCGAAATACCAAACGCCCGGTTTGTATCAGCGCCACGCGCGTTGTCCCATCCACGAATAAACTCACCACGCAGATCAGGCACATTGAAGGTGGTCGAACCATCGCCAATGCCAAACGGCGCGTTGTGCGCGGTGTGAACGCCGGACTGAGAGCCGGTAGTCGTGATGGCGGTGCCGCCTGGTGTAGCTGACAACTGGTATGACACGCCAGGGACAATAGATGCACCGACCACGTAATACTTCGTTGCTGTCACAAACCCAGTTGGCAACACTCCGCTATTTGTAAGTTCGACTGGATCGTTTGGCGAAGGCGTGAAGCCTGTGCATGCAATAACAGCGGGCGCTGCAATGGTCATAGTGACCGTTGAAGACTTGTAGATTGCAGCGAAGAGCGCCGCGTAAGTAGTGCGTGAGACTGCCGCTCCGTTGGCCTTCAGAGTGCCAGGAGATGGTGTTTTGCTAGCGGTGTAGACAATATCACCGGGGTTCAGTCCCACAGCAGCGCCAGCATCCTTGCGCGCAAAGGTGAGTGCCGTGGTGCCTATGGTGATAGGGCCATCGGTGGTCAGCATCCACTGGGTATCTGCAAGAGCTGTCCCCTCTTCAACTAGCACCACGGCACCAGAGGTAATTTCACCAGTTCCATCGGCATCTGTAGCACGAGTCCATGCGCCTGCCGCTGCAATGTAAATAAAGTTCTGACTGCCCGTGGTCTGGTCTTTAGCAAAAATACGATCACCCGCAGTGAGCGCACTGGGCCAGTCTCCACCGGCCTGAGTGCCAAGCCCAGAGAGGGCGATATTTGCCGTGGTGGTGTAACGCACGCTGGCTTTGTAGTCTTGCACCACGCTTGCGGCGATCATGATTTGAATGGCCTGCCACAACTGGTTACGCACACCCGCTGTTGGTGTCAGGCCCGCACTCTCAATAATCCCCACAACTTCCTCTTGCAGATCATTGAAAAAAACGGCATCTAGATCGGTTGGAACAACTCCAAGCCCAAGATCGCCATCTCTAAATCCATGCTTACCGGCCCCAAAAAGATCAACGGCCTTGGTTGCTGTGTCAATACGTTTCATGTGTAGTTCCTTCTTATGCCGTGTAGGCAAAAATCACATTGGTGTGGGCCGGCTTGCGTTCGCGCAGAGCGCATTCGATAACTGACGGCGTGTAGGACTGCAACGCCGCATCACACGGGCTATTGCAGTTAAAGCGCCGCACATTCAGAGCTGGGTGTGGAATATTGACGCGCCACATAAACAGGTCAGCGCTGCTGTACAAAGCGTCATTGCAGTTGCTGTTGCATGTAAAGCGTTTGAACTCGGTAATGGTCACACCCGGCTCACCCAGCAATTCAGCCAGCCCAATAAAGTAAGCGCGCGATTGCCCACCTTCTTCCACTAGCCGCTGGTACGCCGCGCGCTGGCGGTCTGCCAGCTGCTGCCCGGCAGGCGTGCATCGGTCAGGTAGGCCTAGCAGGCGCTCCCAGTCAGGCAACATGCTTGTCGCCTTGCGCGGGTCAGCTTGTATCAGCAAGTCTTCAAATTTAAGTTGAGCAGCCAACAACATCGCCGCAATGGCGCTAAGCACCTTGGCCAGCACACTGTCAGGCTCACGGGTAAAGGCGCGTCCCGGTGGCAACATGGCCTGTAAGGCAGACAACCATGCTTGCAGCGTCACACCCATGTGATGACTCCCAGCGTTGGCAGCATGCCGGTGGTGTGCGTTTGGTTAGCACTGGGCACGGTCACTACATGGTCTGACTCACCTTGCGCACTCGATACAGCCTCTCGCTGGTGAGTGATGAGCATAGTGCCGCCCGGCTCTGCTTCGCGGCGATAAAGTCCGCGCAGCTCTGCCTCTATTGCGGCACGCACCGCTGCCGTATCTGGCACGGCCTGAATGGTGAAGTCTTGTGGTGCAGCTACCGGTGCCACCACATAGGTAGTGGCAGTTACCGGACGTGCCGCATCAATAGCTGCTTGCACCGCAGCAATCTCGCCTGCATCTGGAATGATGGATGCATCGTCATCACGCACAAACCGCACAACGACAGTGCCAGGGCCTTGCTCCTGTGGGTAGACCCATGCACGCGTGACACCGGGCACCGCTAATGCCCAAGCCTCGTAATCGAAATCAGCACCACCTTGCGGAGGCTTGCGTATGCGCGCAAGAATGCGTGCCCGCCAGGCCTCTATCCCTTCCATGTCCGCGCCGCCTGCCAGCGCAGTTTGAGCGGCGGCCACTGCATTCACATAAGTCACCGCAGTGGTGAGCTTTAGCGACGTTCCGATCACCGCATTGCCAAGCTGCCCCGCATCCACCGCTTGGACTGACACGTTGGCCACACCTGCACTGATAACACCTATGGCCGTAGTGATGTACTGCACATTGTCTGAGCGCTGCACCACGGTGCCGATATCGATGCTTGCACCATCTACACCAGTGAATTGCACCGTACCCGTTGCATTGGCGGCTGGCAGCCTATTCTTACCCCAGCGTGCCCCGTGCTCTGGCAGATACTCAGCCGCTGCACGGTCTGGCCATGCCTGGTCATTCAGGTATTGCGCGTATTGGTAAAGGGCGCTTAAGGCCCCGGCCAAAACCCGGTTGATCACACCCACCACACTATTGCGCACCCGTGCCAGCACACCGGGTAGTCGGCTTTCAAACTCTGCGGCCCCTTGGTCTATTAACTGGGGCAGTGTGGGGCGTTCAATGGGCATTTAAAGCCTCCCCAGCCAAACGCCACAACTGCCTGTCTTGGTCAAATTCAAACCGGTAGCTGCGCTCTTGTCCGTTAATTTGGAACTTGATAATGGCCGCTAGCCATCCGCTGCGTGGTACAAAAACTGTTACCACAATGGCCTTGGCTAGCCCATCGTCAATGAACCACTGCAAGGCCTCTTCGCAATATTGCTGGCACCGTATCACGGTGCTTTGGAGTTGCTTTTGGCGCTCCAACAGCCACAAGCGCGACCCGGTTTTGTGGTTGTTTTCCGCATAAGCATCGGCCCACCAGCCGCGCCGGTTTTCACCCGGATTCACCTCGTAAGTTTCGGCCAATCGGTCACACAGCAGCGAAACCAGTGTTGCGCTGGCCAGCGTATCTTCTGCGGCCAGATCAGTGCCATCTATGGCAAGATCAAATGCCTGCAAAGCCGAGTTGTAGTTAAGCGCCAAGTCCATCGCCTCAGTGTCGCTAACGGTGCTTGTATCGTCTATTAAATTGGTTTAACCATGCCCAGTGGTTTAAACCGCCTGATTAGGGGTGCTGGTGGGGCTTCCATTGGTTGTGGTGGTGTGCGTGTGGGCTGCATCCCATGCGCGCATTTGCGCCATCGATCTGCCGTCAGCACTATCGCATCGATCTTTTATGTCACCCGTGGCCTCTATGTCCGCCTCAACACGCAACTTCGTCAAGTTGACGATATGCACCGGGTGAGCAGCACCGTCAATCACAATGCCATTGCGCGTCAAATGCACCTTGTGCCCCAAGTCGTCATACAAGGCCACCTCCCCATTGCGCAAGTTCTTTAAGCGGTAGCGCCTGTCATCTACATTGATGACTACTATGTGCCCCGTGCTACCGCCCACCGCCAAGCCAATGCCCTCGGCACCAGTATGCGGCACACTCGTAAAACCGTAATGCTGAAAGTGCTCAGCATCATCGGGTGCTCGGCCAGCTTGCAAAGTTACCTGCACTCCCTGCAACTTAAACGCATCATTCACCACGCCTACAACGGCCCTGCTTACCATCCC